ATAATACGCACTGCGGCTTCATCAACATTGCCTTCTTCAACTTGACCTTTGGCTCGCATTTTTGCCAACTGTGCGCCAGCAATACGAGCACCTTTTTCACCGCCGCCAGTTTTCTTGGCCAAGGCCGCAAAACCTGTTGTGGCATTGTTGTGCTTGCCCATGTCACGCTCGTTCAGTGCCTGTGCCAATGAACCTTTTTTGGGCTGTTGAGCTGCAGGTGTTGCGTTTTCTGCAAGGTGTTGAGCATCTTGCTTGCTAGCCAAGTCGGCCAATCGTTTGTTTAGGTCGTAAAAAAATGTCATTGTATTATCCTCTTGGGTTGGCGCCAGTGGCTGGGCGTGGTGGGCGTTTTATTCGAGTCATTGGACTTGTGTTGTCCATTGGTAAATCGTTTGTGGTTCGTGCAGGCGGCGTCTTACCACCGGCCACAGTAAAGTCACTGCGATATGCGTTTTTCAATACAGCATGTTGATTGTACGGAGCCGAGTAATCTTTCTTCAGGGCTTTTTGTTCTGCATCTGGTGCAGGATAATCTGTATCTGTTAATAAATTTTTATTTTCTGTTTCAACTCGTTCACGTTCACTATCCATGCCGTCTTCGTGTGGTACGGTCAACATGATAATTCTATTTGGATCTAAGAACAACAATTGAGCAATTTCTTTGATCTGTGGCTCAATGGCCGGATAACGAAATTCCACATCCATGCTGGTCACTGAGTCGTTGCTGTGCTTGGGAAAATCAGCCGGCGCAAGTTGAACCGGAGTAGTCTTTGGCTTAGTAACTTTTACAACATCAAACTGTTTGAGTCGTTCTTCCAACTGTTTGATAAAATCAGGTGCAACATCGCCTACAATTTTAATGCGATAATTGTAAGTTCTTTCGCTTTCTGCGAGGTATTGTTGAAAATTTTTCATCTTAGTATCCCTATATGATATTTATGCTTTGTTATTGTTTTGTGCGCCGGAGGCTATTAAACGTTCCAGCAAATCGTTACGACTCAGCACTTGTCCATGCGCTGTTTCCATAGCTTCTTCGGGTGCATTACGGCGTTGATCTTGATCCATTTTTAGTTTTTTCAACTGCAAATCAACCATTTTTAATTTTTTGTTCAGCTTGGTAGTTTTGGCTGTGAGCGCATGTCCCAACATACTGCTGGCCACAGCAAAGATTTCACCTGAGTAGCGGCTGTCCACATTGAAGCCCAGATCCATTAGATTGTCAAATGTTTCTTGTGCTTTTGAAGCCAATTCGTCCAGCTCTTGATCACCAGTTTCTAAATCACGCACTGTGGGCAGAGCCGCATCTATCTTGTCTATGGTAGCGTCTATTTCAGCCAGCTGGGTGCGGGTTTGCTCAACAGTGGGAGCGTCTTCAGGTGTATCTGAAGGAGGAAAATCAAAAAGCTCTTCTAATTTGCGTGTCATACCATATTTACCGTCGGTATGTTAGGCTATTATTTCTTACCGCCTTGGTGATAAATCATGTCTTCGTTGATAACCCTGAATGTAAGCCCGTTACGTTTGGCCCATTTGGTCGCCGAATCCCACTTGGCGTAGTTCAGTGCCACAATAGCACGGTCACGGTCTGACGCCTTACTTTCAAGTAGGCTTTGCTTTTTAGGTTTGATTTCAATCAGTTCAGCAATGGTAGTATTGTTGCGTCCACGATAAGTCACTAAAAAATCTGGAATGTAAATGCTTTGTTTACCGGTAAGCGGATTACGATAGGGTATGCGAACACTTTCACTGGCCCATTGTAGCACATTGTCGTTTGAATCTAAAAAAATCATAAAAGTAAGTTCCCATCCAGATCTATATTTGGGAGTGCCTTTGCCCACATACTTGGCGGCATTTTTTACTGTGTATGGACCTTGACGAAAGTTAGGCATGATCAAGCCCTAATGTTTCTTGCCGTATAAAAGTTAGGCGTAGAAGGTGCCAGCACACCCAGTAAGGTAGCAGGACTACGAATTGTGTTGAGGTAGTAGGCCATCAAGATGGTCACTTCAGGTTCACTAGTTCCGCCTTGCTGAAATGTTTGTAATAGATCCAACACATTGACGTTGCTAAACTCTGCTACTCTAAACAAACTGCTGGTCATATTTTGTGCGGCCGCATCAGTGAGAAACACGCTTCTGAAATAACTCAATACTGCATCAAACTCTGTGGCAGGTATATTGGCATCATAATTGTAAAATTGATCAAAAATTCTAACAGTTTGATCAATTGAATAGTTGGTACTATTGACTGTGGTCACGGTTAGGTTCCTCCAGACAAGCTAGGATTAAAATTAGGAGATCGAGTTGATACTGGTGGTGTGGGAAAGAATATGCCGCCACTGCCATTGGTCACTGGCTGTGTAGGTATGCCCAGGGGTGAGTTCAACGGACTCGAACTTGCACCACGAATTATTCCCGGCAATGCGCCACGTATAGTGCTGTTGACTGCTTGGTTGACTTCAGCGTTGACTACACTTCTGAGATTGACATTCTTAAAGGTATTGTATGCCGTCAAGGCCTTTTGAGCTGCCCCAATAGGATTCATTACGCCGCCGCTGGCCAGATCTTCAATGATACCAATACCTGCATCAAGTAATCCGCCCTGTCCTAACACAGTTTGTGTGCTGCCAGGTCTGGCCAATGCACTTGGAACAGTGTCATAGTAAGCAGGATCTGCAAATCCTACCACGTTGGTGTCAGGTCTGGCTTTACCAATGGCACCGGTGTAGTATTTGACTGTTTCATATTTCACCGTCATTTTGTGACTCATGATACCAGCACTTTGACTGTAGTCGTAGGTGTCGTGAGTCCAGTCAGTGATCATAGGATTGATCAAAATGTATTCAGCAAACTTGTGTTGGTTCATTCCATAGATACGAATATCTCTAAAGAAAGGGGGTTTGGTATTGCCGGCACCACTGAGTGGAACTCCGCTGCTGTAACTTTCACCGATATAACCCCAGTCGTTGACCACTTGACTTGGATTATATATGTCTCTAGCATTGTAATTAAATCCAGCCGGGGTGCCAATCACAGCGGCCATTTGACCATTTTGATTGGTCACGTTGTCGTATGCTTGACTAGGATCTTTGTAGTAGTATTGAAAATAATTGTACCACATGTTGCGAATCAAATCGCTACCGTCATCGTGGAATTCAAACACACATGGCTGGTATTCAATTTTTGTTTGTGCTAATCGTTTGCGATTGTATTGATTGAGTGTGTCAACACTCATTTGATAACTGGGCAATTGTGCTGTCTTGACCATGAGGCCGATTGTAGCAGTATCTTCGTTAGGGAAAGCTGCTTGTAGGGAAGGAACTGCTCGGTTTATGGTAAAGTAAACATGGAATAAAAACTTCTGGCGAGGAGCATTTTCGTATCCGTTTTGTAGGAATGTCTTGGAGGCATGGGCGTAATCTTTTAACCCATTAAACCCTGCAAATCCCTGAAGGAAATCCTGACCCCAGGCCATAATTAATTAAAGGCCTACGCCAGATGCCACGTCGCCTACTGTGCGTCCAATCAATGTGCCAACACCTTGTCCGGCCACTTGGTTTGCATTATCAAAGGTAATGTTCATTGTGATAGTGGCTGCTTCACTGGTTCCATAGTTCAAGTCATTGTAGTTAACTGACTTGAGATAGCAACCATACAGTTCCCAGGTCTCTAATGCCACTGGGGCAGATGTTCCGTTACCACCGTCTAATACTTCAAATACTGTTAAGAACTTGTAGTCAATGCCCGACGCTGCTGAGGCCATTTCCATAAAGTCTAATTGTTTTTGTAATTGTTCACCAACTAGTCTAGACACAGCGCCACTGGCATCATCACGTATGTTGCAGACAGCATCGGCCCAGGTATATTTTCCAGCCAGTTTGACCGTGCTGTTGTATATAGGAAGTGCAATTTCTGCAAACTCAACGCTGGGTCTGGTAAAATCCATAACTTGTTTAGTTAACTCAGTAACCGGCTGGCTTACTCCAAAATTCTGAAAAGTAACGCGAAAGCGATACTTGAGTTTTGGCATTAACAAGCCCTGACTTGGACTACTTTGATTACTGGCCAAAGGCACAGTCATTCTACTTAACGATGAAACAGCCATGGTATTATCTCCTATATACTTTATTTATGGTCGTATTGGCCATGATGTTAACCGGCAGTAGCCACTGTGCTAACGCTGGAAGCAATTGATCCAGTGTTCTGAATACGCAACGGAATGTAGATAAATTCAACCGATTTGACTGGTTCAATTGCAATATCAACATACAATTCGTTGGCATCAATTGTAGCTGGAGAATTGTTGCTTAAATCGCAAACCACCAGGTAATCATAGATACCACGTTTTGCTACCAAATCAAGCATTAAACTTGTGCATGCGTTTGTAATCTGATTGCGTGTAATTTGATCATTGGGTTCAAACAAGTATTGGTTACCAATTTCTTGTAAACGACCACGTATAAATGCAACCAACCGTGCCACGTTGATACGATCCAATGCACTGGCAACAGTGGTAGCTGTTTTGTTACCAAAGTTAGTGATACCAATGCCTGGAATAAATGTAATTGGATTGATATCCAATTGGTACAATACATCTCTTAGAGTTTGGCTTACACCAATGGTTACGAACTCGCCGGTTTGGCCATTTACATAACCCAACAGTGCGGCATTGTCAATAACACCACGCAGTGTTCCAGCAGGTGCTAACCACGGATATGCAATTTCGTCACTGCGGATAATTGTGCGAATCATCATGTGACTAGGTGGCTGAACCACTGGACTACCTGACAAATCAGTGGTCTGGCAACTTGGGTAGAATACACCCAAATATGTATCAAACGATCCTTGTCCATCATTTGTGGTCAATCCAGCACCGTCGTTGTTACTATGCCATGCGGCAAGTGAAGTTCCATCAGGTCCCAAACGCAAAGGAGTGTCACCAATTACAAAGGCTGTGTTCTTACGATCATTGTTGAGTTCAACCATGTTGATCATTAACTCAGGATACTGTGGGCAAGAAATCAAGTTATACTGACGCTGTTCTTCACGGGCTTGAACACTGGTATCAATTCCGCTCTTGAGAGCTGCAACAATAATAGAACGTTGAGCCAATCTACCCATGTATGGAGATCCATCATTCCTGTTACCGCTGGCATTGACCCAAGTATTGACATTACCTTTGTCAGCAGTCAACGAAGACCAATATGTGGCATTGGTCGGCGGAGTATTTGCTGCAAGAGGTGTCAACAAGCAAACATAAATTACACCGTTGTAGTTGACAAAATCGTTATACATGTATGTGTCGGTACTGCTATAGATTGGCACATAAAAATCAGTAGTATTAAAATAATCACCCTGGAATTGTTTTACATTAAATCCACTTCTACGTGTGTTCCACAATAATGTTCCCTGTGGATATAATGTAGGATCTGGAGCATCCAAATCTAAGTAGTTACTAGTTAACAAACTGGTAATTGATGGTATGGTGCCTGTTACAGGATTGGCCTGCCCATTAGGCGACCAACGAGCATCTGCAAACACAATACCATTCTGTGTTGTTTGATCTGTGTTGTTGACGGTTACCCATTGGTCTATACCATCTACATTACTCCAACGATTGATCAATGGATAATTTTCTAAATCGCTGGTATCGATCCACAAATCACCGTACTCCAATGGACTTGCTGCTGTATTGGTTTGTGTTGTAGGAGCCGTAGTGCTGAATATAGGACCTGCGGTATTGGTCAATGATAGATTATCTCCGCGAACATCGTTGGTTACATTTTGATAACCAAACCATGCGCCATTGTTTTGGATCATAATATCAGCTTGTGTAGTTGCCGAGTAGTACCAATAAGTGCCATTGGTTGGATCTTGGTCTGGTCCAGTGGCACTGGCTGTATAAGTGAAGGTTGGTGTAGTTACCCAGTAACTTAACACTAATTGGGTGCCCGAACCGGCACGACAGAATTGAGTGGTATCACTGAATCCAGCAGTTGTGACCGGAGTTCCAGTGCCATTTGTTAGAACAATTGTACCACCTGCACTGTGAGTAAACACAATGGCGCCAGCACTGTTAACCGATGCACTCACATAAGATGCAAATGTAGAAGAGCCAACTGCGGCACTGACTGCTGTTAAAAATGCACTTACTGTTGTTCCAGCCAAGGTTGCTGTTACAGCTGCACCCAGGGTGGTTTGGCCTGGAACAGTTGCTTGAATAGTAAATGTGTCTGCAGTTGTAAACGGTCCAGGCGTATCGTCTGAGCCAGTTACAACAGTTGCCCCTGCGGCGTATTTCTCAAAAATCTGAAGACCCAGTGTAGTCGGGTCATTGAATTCAGGATTGGTTGTGGCCACTGTGGTTCCGGCTACAATATTCTTACCGCCACCAGATGGATCCAATGTGTAAGTGGCTTCTGACAGAGTTGAGTATATGTTACATGCTTGTTGAACATAGGTGCCCAATAATGTGCTGTATTTTTTAAGTGATAAATTGGCACCAAGGTTTACACTGTTGGTACGTTGCCACACGGAACCAGTTGGTTCTGGTTGAGTGTCAGTTGATCTCCAACGCGGTGCTGAATAGTTAGGCGCGGCCAAGAATGCAGGTGGGTTATACACTCCTGCACTAATACCAACGTCCGCCAATGCTGTTCCACTTGCACCTGGCAATACTGAAACCACGCCAGGTTGTGAAATTGTTCCACCACTGCTGTATGCATTGGCATAGGTGCTGGCAAATGATACAGTAGAGTTGCCACAAGCTGTTACTGTATAAGTTCCATTGTAACCACTAGGAACAACGTTGGCAACTGTGATCGAAGAACCAACTGCATATGGTGCCTGTGACAAAGTAGAAAATGTCAATGTGGCCACGGTTCCGTTTCCTGTGGCATTGCCTACAGAAGGATGAGCACCAAGTGTAGTGCTGTTGGAGTAAATTTGTAACTTGCTGTCAACAAATGCAGAATAAACACCAGTGATGTTGGCACTGTTGATGGCGTTGCTGAGGCCTTGAAGTGTGTTGTTTGGACTGACTGGAACTGCAACAGAAGTGGCGTTGATATAAACAATATTATTGGCAGTCAGTGTTGTTACTGGGTTAGTTCCTTGCACTGTGGGCCAAGCTGTTTGCCAATCTCCACTACCCACTTCGACCCAGGTGTTGTAAGAGTCAGATAAAGTAGTTGAGGAGGTTTGACTTGTTGTAGGGCCGCCACGCTTGTAGTAGCCTGGGTTGTTGACATTAGTAGCAGTGATTGCATAGTCGCCAATTGACCCAATGCTTTGCAATGGTACAGTTGTGTTACCAACCAGCTGTGTGTCATCGATAATCACTGTTGGAACTTGATTAGTAAAGGCCGCAGTAGTTTGATTCCACTGATACAGTCCCCATAGACTGTTGGTGGTATCTAACCAATAAGTTCCGTTAGGAGGAGTACCAACTGGGCGAATCAAACTGGCTGTTAATGCAGCCAAGTCTACGTCAACTCGTTGGATGTATGCACGATTTGTAATACCCAATGCGCTGTAGGCAGCCAATAAGCCATATTCATTAAGCTCGTAACCATTGATTGGAGTACCAGCTGTGGTTTTGTAAAAGAACGGAACACCGTATGTTGCGGATAGATCACGTTGGCTAGTAATTAAATATACTCTATTAGCATTAGCCTGTAATGTGCCTGCAGCAACACCTACGCCTGTGCCAGAAACTTTGTTCTGTGCAGTGGCAAGTAAAATATAAGGAACTGAGTTGACAGCGGCCGGAATATATTGACTTTGGTCAACAACTGTAACTTCAACGCCGGGTGATAAGAGTGCCATAGTGAAAATCCTTTTTTCTAGTTGTTAATATTTATATTAAATGACAAAAAGAAGATGGAATTGCGGCCTTTGGCAAAGGTTTTCATTGTCTGCATTTGGTAAATACATAATGATTAGACCCGTTTGCCCAGCATGCCGCCAACGGCCTTGTGCTATCAATTACTATCGTGACGAAGTCGCACACTATCGAAATCGATGTGGGCAATGCATTGCTAAAAATCGCGGTATTAAATCACCTGAGCCTAGGTGGAAGACTGCAGGTTATAAGAAAAAACCTGCGTGTGATCGTTGTAGTTTTAGATCACGTTATTCTAGCCAACTACTGGTGTATCATGTAGATGGCAATCAACATAACACAGGATTACGAAACTTAAAAAC